TTTGATTGATCTTTTTGTTCTAGAAGGACTCAAGCTGAACGATTCAGATAATGTAGCAAATACTAATTTAACTTCACGTAAATTAGACGCTCTGTCAAAGTTTTCAATAACTTTCATTTTCTGATTTTCATTCATTGAATGATTTCTAAACAATTTGTTTGAGAATAATAGTTTTGCATTTAAAAGATTAACTTCGTTGATCTTGCTTCTTAGGAATTTGATAACGTTGTAAGCTTCTTCTAATTCTTCTTCAGCTTCGTCTACATCTTTATCGCCTCTACCTTCTTTTGCAACTTCTTCTTCACCTTCTTCTTCTCTCAATGCACTGATGATTTCATCTAAGTTGATGTCTTCATCCATGTCTTTATCGCCACGACCTTCTTCAGCAACTTCTTCTTCTTCTTTAAGCTCATTATCACCTTTACCGATCTCAGAAGATGCATCAACTTCGTCCATGTCCTTATCACCTCTACCTTCAGAAGCAGTTGGCTCTTCGTCTGCCATTTCTTCTTCTAGTTCTTTGATGATAGCTTCAAGTTCTAAGTCTTCTTCCATTTCTTCTTCTTCTGCGTAAAGATCATTATCGCCTTTTCCGATTTCAGATGATGCGTCAACTTCGTCCATTTCTGCTTCTGCTTCTTCCGAATGCATATCAGTTGGATCTTCGTCAGCGTCATTCATGCTTCCTCTACCTTCAGCAGCTACAGGCTCTTCCATTTCAGCTTCTGGAGCTTCCATTTCTGGTGCTTCCATTTCTTCCATTTCTTCTTCCTCAGCTAATTTAGCAGATAACATTGATTGAATTCTTGGGGTGAACGCTTCTTCTAATGCAATTTTTGCGTTTGCTAATGCAGTTTCTCTTACGGCTTTCGCGTCTGCAATAGCTTCTTTTAGCAATTCATTTTTTGCCATGATTGTTCTCCTCTTATTTAATTTGGAAATAAGGCTATTAAGAGCCTCAATTGGAGTACAATAAGTACTCATAGATAATTAGTTGAGTGACTGTATATTGGAATACAGTATCGTTATACTAATATATATACAAGTATACGCAAAAACCTTCTCTAAAATTTAAAAATGTACTTAATCTTTGTGTAGATCAGATACCCATTGGAAATATTTTGCACGCTGCATCATTTCTCTTCTTTTCACAGACTTAGGAATATGGTATCTTCTTTCTTTATATTCTTGTAATATACCAGCCTCTTTCATTTCTTTTTTGAAAGCTTTCAATGCATGGCCAATATCATATACTGTTTCCATTTTACCATTTTTATTTTTCTTTTGGTAAGAAACAACCCGTACGCCTACTCCGGCTCCAGGTAATATAGACTTTTGTCTTTTTAATCTTTTATTCATATAACTTATTTATGTTTTTATAAAGTATTAATATAAAAATTATTTTTCAATAATCCTAATATTATTCTGAATCTTTTAAAGATTCTCCTATTTTATAATAACGGTTTAAGACTGTTCCCATATCTTCATATGCAGATTCTAATCTTTGTTGTAATCCACTCATCTCACCTGCAGTCTTTTCAAAAACTTTCATTGCCTCATTCATTTGTTTCATATGTCTACTAGTAGTAACATTATCGAACCAATGTTCTGTTTCGGCTATGGTCATTTTTTCAGCCTGTTCTACCACGCTTTTAAGGGTTGTACTAACTTCTTGTAGTCCACCTTTGGAATATATCATCTCACCTAACTTATGAAAATTGGAGACTGCCTCTAAAAATGACTTTCTTTCTTCTTTGGTCATCTTTTTATCTTCTTCTTCTCCTAGATACTTCTCATTAAGGATATGTTTCATTAATTGTTTTTCATATTTTTTCATAATATATTCTCCTTATGCATCAAATGCTTTTGTTCTTTTTGATCTATCTAATAAATTTTTGATACCTTCTAATTGTTTTTCAGCACCATTTATATATCTACGAATTTGATTTGCAGCCTGTTCTGCTTTATCACTTACTAATCCATATACGTCTTCATCTTCTGCTAAATTATCTAATGTTTGAAGTAACTCATATTCAACTTCTTCTTTAGTTTCAATTAAAGAATCAATTTGTCCTATAAAGTAATCATAATCAAATCCAGCACCTTCTTCTTGTTCTTTAATACCTTTCTTAGCTTCAAATGCTTTTTGAACACTACTTAATGTAGGTAGTTTATCTCCGAACTTTCTATTTTCAAATCCTGGTGTACTTTCTAACAATTTTTTTAGTTTCATTATTATTCCCCTGATCTTTCTGCTGGTATATTTCCAAATACATCTGGACCGGTTGGTTTAGTTCCTATCTTTTCAGAAGTTTGATATTTACTTCCGCCGGCTGCTAATCCTTTGCCATCTTCTCTAGCAAATGTATCAACTGTTTCCCCTGTTCCTTTTTGTCCCTTCTTATTTGTAGGACCATATTGTGATTGTAAATTTTCTAATGCCATTTTTAAAACTCCGTAATAATATCAGTTATAATTCTTTCAACACCTGCAAATTTATTTACAGCAATGTTTCCTTTTGATTCATTTACTGGAGAAAGGAAAGCTCCATGAGTTGATGGGTTAGAAACAAAATCAAATGCAATCAATTCAAAATCTGGTTGTACTTCTAATGTTTCTCCAGCTTCTCTCATAACTTCTTTTACAGAACCCATACCTCTTGATGAAATACCTAATCTAATTCCACTTTTAAAAAGTTCTTTCAATATATTACCAGCTGGTGTACTTAGTACTTCTACAGTACCTACTAAATCTTTTCCTTTCCAATCCATTCCTAATACGTTATGAGATACATTATTTAAGTTAACTACAGATGAATCAGGATGATCTAATTCTCCTAATGCTCTTCTTTCTTTAATAAATGTATCTGTATATTTCTTTGCTTCACGTACTAATGTTTCCATTGGATATATTCTACCGTTCTGGTTTTTTGCTTCTGCTCTTTGTAGTACACCACTTACAACTAACTTACCATTGTTCTGTGTCAATGATTCATTTATTTGTTTAGGCGAAACTTCAAATACTGTATAATCTACTAATAATTGCTTATCCATTTTTTAGTCCCTGTATAAATAATCCTGAGTTAATAAATGCTTTATGTTGTTCTACTCTTTTACGTTCGTCAGAATATTTTCTCTTCTGCTCTGCTAAAGTTAAATCTTTATTTTCTTTAGCTTTAATAAATTGTTGCCAAGTTCTATCTGGTATCATTGTGAAAGCTCCTTTAATCTATTAGCGATTCTAGTCATTCTTTCATTTATTTTTGCAAATCTTTTACCTGTTGATATCCAAAAATGATTTGATTGAACTCCCATTTCAGTTTTAAGTCTTAAATTGTTATTAACAATCTTTTCCATTGCACCTAACATTTTATTAACTTCATTTATTCCTCTATTTACTTTTTGTTGAGGAGTAGATGTAGGATCTTTTTTGAACTCTCTATATGATGTTTCATTTATTCCCATCATTTGGTTCATTATCTTTTTATATTCACTTTCCAACTTAACAGAATGTTTATCACTGTCTTTAGCTTTTTTCATATCTCCTGTTTCAGCAACATCATGTTCATCTTCCTTGCCAGACTTGCTAAATGCCATTGGCGTTTGATATCCTGGCACTCCCGCGGTGGTTGACATTTCATCTAACTCTTCTTCAGCTCCTTCAGTCTTTTTTGCAACTACACCTAATTTTTTATGAAGATATGAATCTGAATCATCTACATCTCCATCATTATCAATATCTTTATCTTTTAAATCTTTAAATTTAGTTTCTGCTTCTTTATCATCAATATTATCTAAAGCTTCTTTATTTAAAAACTCTCTGAATTTAGTTAAGTAATCCATTATCTATCTCCTATTGTTGTCTTTTAAATACGTATACAGTTCCTCCAGTAGCACGAACTTCATTAACTGATATGTCATACATTGTCTTTGCTAATAAATCTGAACCTAATACTTTGCCTCCGCCTGCAACATGTAGTTCTGTTTTGGCTACATTTGCTGATGCTCCAATAATTACTCCTGCCGCTCCTGCTCCGTCAAATGATCCGGTTGCACCATCTGCAACTGCAGTTGTTTGATAAAATGTTCCAACAGCTCCAAATCTATCATAATTTGATGAGCCTGTTTGTGTATGTTCCAAATGATAATTAGGTGCTGCCATTATTTACTCCCTACTTTTTTAAGTTCATTTACTAGTTCATAATAACGTAACATTGTTAAAACATCTTTATCTTGAATTGTATGTTTCTTATTCAGTTCAGATAACAAATTAGTAACTTCATTTAATTTAATTTTAATAACTTTACTACCAACTGACGTTTTTAACTTTGATATAATATCTTGCAATTTAGTAGTTTCAGATAAAATATATTTTTTTAACTTAACTGAATTAGTTACATTATTAATATATTCTTTTAACATTTTCTTTTGAGATGCACCTAAAGTAGAATACTTCTCATTAAATTTATCAACTACCATTTTACTAGCCAATATACGTACATCTTTATGTTCTGAAGTAAGACTTGGGGCATCCTCTTGCTTTTTAGTAGATGTTTGTACATGTTCAACTAATGTAAATTTACTTGATACATATTCTTTTGGATCATCGGCAGAATTAAATTCAAATAGTTTGTATGTTGATGCATGCAATTTATAATTTTTAACTCTAGATTTGAAAAAATCTTCAATCTTATAATTTGCCTTAAGATCTTTTATTAAATTATACTTATCACGTCTTAGTTGTGATTCGTTTAAATCAGCACGTGCTTTTAAAACTGCTTCTACAAATTTCTCAGCCTTTGATTCAGTTGGAAATTTTTCTTCTGCTACAGTTCTATATAATTTTAGTTCTTTTGAAATTTCTGATTTTGAATTATAATGTCTTTTGATGATTCGAAGTGCTTTCGAATCCATATTATTCATAGTATCAGAAGCAACTTGTCGTACAAGCAATTCAAAAATTAGTCCGGTATTTTTTACCTTTGAATGTTTTATCCTTTTCATGAAAGTTCGCCCCGTATATTCATATTTTTTTAATAAATATGCTAGCGTTTCGGAAATCCATATTAGATTATTCTTCTAATAATTGGTTCTCATCTAGCATTGTTCCATTATCATCTATTTTGTCTTCATTCAACATCGTTTGTTGGATGACTTTCGATTTATTTTTCATGGAAGCAATTAAATTACTCACCTCTAAATTTTCTGTACTTAGTGGTGAACCGCCTTTGTACTTATGTTGTAATGGAGAAGCATCTGCTGCAAACGTCTTTCCTATTTGTTTTGCTGCTATTGGATCTCTACCAAATGTAGAATCATGTGATTTTCCATTAATAGCGCCTTTTGGTCTTCCAGGTCCTGCTACATGTTCTTGCTCTTGTCCTGGTAACAATCCTCCTTTATTAGCAACATGCATCGAAGCAATGTCATGAGGTGTTCCAAACGACTGATTTGTCTTTCTAGGGTCATTACCTTCACCCTTAATTTGTTCTCTTCTGAATGCTTCTTTAAGATCTAAAATCACTTGTTCTTGTTCTGCTGTCCATTCATCTTGACTCAATCCAAATATGTTTTCATATATCCATCTCTCAGAAAATAAATTTGATTCTTTCAAAGAATTTGCAAGTCCAACCTTTTCATTTAATGTTTCAACTTTTTGTTTTTCATATATGAGAGACGGATTCGTTAGTGATAATTCAAATCCTACCAAATCTTCATTTTTGAATCCTTGAGAAAATAAATGAACAATTGCAATCTTAGTCAATTCAGATACAAATATCTTTTGTATTCTTTCAATTGTTCTTGCAAATCGAACATCTTCTGCTGCTAACGTTGCTTTACCTTCAACGCCTTCATCATATCCTAAAAAGGCTTTAGGTATTTTTAATGCAGAAAACAATTTATTTTTTAAATAATCTATATCTTCAATAGCACCATCATTAGATAATCCTGGCAATGATTCTATATTTGTTCCAGACTCTCCACCTCTAACAGGTAAAAAGAAATCTTCAATCATATTTTGCATATTAAATTTAAGATTGTAATCTCCTGTCTTTTCATCTATATAAGGAACCTTCTTCATTTTGTTGATAATATTTTGAATGTGATTATCAACTTCGGCTGGTGGTATATTACCTACATCAATTTTAAAAATTCTTCTTTCAGGTGCTCTCATGATTCTTTGAATTAACATCGCATCTTCCATAAGAGTTAGTTGTTTGTAAATTTTTCTTGCACCTTCGATCATTGATTTACCATATGGCAAAAAGTTTGTATCAGATAACAATCTAAAATGAGCAATTTCATATGGTTCAAGTTCGGTTGGCGCGCCGCCGCCTCCTCCTGCCCAATGGTTACTTCCTCCACCATGTGTATTTTCCATTACAAATTTGTGTGCATATGGATTCTCAGGATTAAATCCTTCTTCACGTCTAATTTCATATGCAGATATTGGAGTTACATTAACAATACCAATTTCTTCTTCAACATCTAAATGTAAATAAAAATCACCATATTTACAAGCATTTCTGATCCATGGCCATAAATTATAATCAATATTTAATACATCATAAAATAAATTTCTTAATACTTTTCTTATCTCATCATTAGGAGATGCAATAGTTAAAGTATCTCCATCTGCATCTTTAACTGTAGATTCATCTGCATAAATATCTAATGCTGATGATAATATTGGGTCCATATCCATTGCTTCATAATCTGTAAATAGTTCAATTTTAGATGTATGAAATGTTTGACTCTGATTGTATGATCCGTAACCCGGCATACCTCTATGTACGCCAGAAAACCTATCAACATATCTTTTGTTGGTTAAATTTCCTGTCGATTGTAGTCGATTTGTATCAACGGCCTTAAGACGATTCTTTGCAATTCTTCTAACAACTACATTTGTTGCAAATAATCTGCCTAACCGCGCTCTTAATGATGTGTCTGCCATAATTTTCCAATTTTATATAAATATCTTGTTACTCCAAAAGCCAGGTTAAATCTTCATTGTCCTTATC